TACTAAGGGCGCACGATGGATGCCTTGGCGCTAGATGGCGAAGAAGGACGTGGCTTGTCTGCGATAAGCCCCGGGGAGCCGACAAGCAGGCTTTGATCCGGGTGATTTCCGAATCGGGAAACCGGGCTGGAGTGATCCAGTCACCCTCCGCTGAATTCATAGGCGGAGAGGAGCAAACCTCGGGAGCCTTTAAGGGCGTTCCGGCACTTCCATTGCCTTCGACTTTGTCGCTGGTAATCCTAGCCAATTATTTGGTGTTCCTTTTTAACTCTTCGGAGATAGACAGATGCGACTTCATGAGAGCAAATTCGAGCGTAGATATTTTACTTCTACGACAACGAAAATTACTCCCTGTCCTACAGCAGGGTCATCATCACAGACTACAACGGTTAATTACCGTTCTAAGACTCGTAATGGTGTTCAAAACCCCTACTGGAGATCTCAAGTCAGTAATGGCATTTCTGCTACTACTGCTTTTGATGCATCCGAAACAGACGTTAAGGCTGAGATAGGTTTTCTTGAATCTTCAAGAATCTCTACATCATGCCTTCCGTATGCTAAGAATCCTGTCTATACTGTGCAACAGAGTGGTCAATTATTAATTGATACTACTGTTGTCGGTACTGGTACATCAGCTAATGACCAAGCTGCTGAGAATATAGCCCTCACCGAGTTCTATAAGCACGCCCGAGCAGCCCAGACGCAATTTGCGGGTGGGACGTTTCTAGGCGAGCTTAGAGAAACACTACATATGATTAAGCATCCAGCTCAGTCCTTACGTTCCCTTTTGAACAATAATTTAAGGGGGTACGCTGCTTTGCGACGCGGTCTTAGACATGCGTCGCCTAGACGTAAATTGGAGATTCTCCAAGATACGTGGCTTGAGTATTCTTTCGGTTGGTCTCCTTTAATAGGTGATACCGAGGATGCTATCAAGGCTTATGATCGTTTATTAAATGACATTCGCCCTGCAATAGTAGTTTCCGGGTGGGGGGAAGATGAGACATCGTCCATAACTTATGCTAACCAGTTTTTCTGTCTTAACAGCGTCAAAGTTGTTAAGCAGATACAGACTAAGCAAAAGGCTTATGTTCGATACAAGGGTGCTGTTAGCCAAGAGGCTAGCGGTCCTAGTTTGTCTAACGTCTTGCAAGGTTTTGGCTTTAACGCTCAAGACTTTGCTCCTACTGTTTGGGAATTAATCCCTTACAGTTTTCTCGTTGATTATTTCACCAATATTGGCGATATAATCTCAGCTGCCAGTTTTGCTCACTCTAATTTGAGATGGGTGAACCGCACATATCGACGTTCTGTTAGCAAGAAGCTAACGGGTAGTCTAGATATTGCGGGTTCCCTAGCTTTAATCTCCACTGGAGAGAATCAAGCGCGAGTAACTGTTTTTCCGGGTTCTTTTGAAGCTACCTACAAATACATAAGTAGAAGCTCTCAGCAACCAGGGGTCCCTAGTATATCTTTTACTATACCTGGTTTATCTACAAAATGGATAAATCTTGCTGCCTTAGCTAAGGCTCATAAGTTACTCACTCCGTTTTAAAACCTTTTTTCATAACTTGAGGAGACTGAAATGTCCTTCGCACCATCTACTCCAATTACTGGAGCAACGCAGACAGGTCTGACAACACCGACTTATACAATTGCAGAAGATACACCTCCTGATACTAACGGCAAGCAATATGCTGTTACCGCTTTAGGAGGCACCCAAACGGGTGTTCTTGTACATTCTGTAAGTAGTCCGTTCACGCTTACAGCGGTTCGGCCTAAAAACTATAAGTCTGTACCTGTACCGAATCCGGTTACAGGTGTCGTTAAAAATGTTCCTAAAAACACAACGGTTATTCTTACTCGCAAAGGGGTTTTGCCCCTTGCAGGTCAGAATGCAGAAGTGATGATGATACGGACAGAAATGTCAGTACCAGCTGGTAGCGATACCGCTGACCCATTATCAATTCGTGCTGCACTTTCCGCTCATTTTGGTCTTTTGTCGCAAGTTTCTTCAGCGACTGGAGATTTACTCATTAATGGCGTCTTATGACGCTCTTATGAGCCAAATTGATCGGAGAGCTGATCGAAATGTTCTTTTTAACTATTTAACTAGTGGTGGACGACTATGGATGCTTATTCTAGCGCTCTTTTCAACTCTATCTGTGACGATCTTCGTCCTTATTTGCAAACTATCCCCTTATCAACTTATGTTAGTAATAACAATATTGATCCGTGGGCTGGAATGTCAATAAGCCAGTCTTGTGCTCTTTCGCTAAGAAATTCTATAGTGAAAAAGTATGAAGCACAGACTGATCAGGGTGATGCTCAAGCATTACAATTATTCAAGGAGAATAACTCCTTTTGTGAAAGTTTTAAGCTTAAGTGTTCCTCTGAACTTGAAGCTCTCGTGGTTAATGATGTTAAGCATAGGTTTTATACTATGCTTGATGGCGTTTCCGATTTATGTCCAAGCCTAAGCTTAATAGCTCAAGGTTTTGGTGTCGGAGCTGGAAAATCTACTCTTGTAGACGGTAAAACGTTTTATGAGAAAGTAGCATCCGGTAATCTTACGACGACCTCTGAAGGTCTTTATCGTCTTTACACGATTGCACTTGGTTCTTCGCTTTGGGCTTCAACCGAGAATACTCGGGCTGAGCTTTTTGGCAAGCCATTAGGTGTATCAGGTAGTAAACTCTCTTTTGTCCCGAAAACGGAACAGATTAGCAGAGTAATATGTACTGAACCCTCCTTGAACATGTTGTTCCAGAAAGGGTTATCTAATATCTTTCTTAGTTGCCTGCAGAGGTTTTATCATATCGATATGACCACGCAGCCTAAAAAGAATCAGAATCTTGCACAGTTAGGTTCTATTGACAACACTTGTTGTACTCTAGATCTGTCTTCAGCTTCCGATAGGATTTCCCTATCTTTAATTGGAGATGTTTGCCCGACTGAGCTGGTTTCCTGGCTTAATTTTTGCCGGTCACCAGTCACTTTACTTCCAGATGGGAGTAGTGAGAAGCTGTACATGCTGTCAACGATGGGGAATGGCTTCACCTCGTCGTTTCAGACGTTAC